TTACTACCATTATCTAATCTAAATGTACCTGCAGTGTTAGTAGAAGTGGGTTCATATACTTCAATATCTTCTTGATCAGAAAATCTTATAAACATTGGATCAAGTGTAGAGGATGTTCCAATAACTGTTTCAGTTCCAAAATGAATTAAATGTCTGTCTCTATCTGATACTCTTGTTAATACTGTTGCCGTAGGATTACCTGCTATGATAGTTGCACGAGTTGCAACTCCTGCTCCTGCATCAGGGTCCCATTCAAATGTTGAACCATTTTTAATAGTTGCTATTAATATTTCTCCAAAGTTATCCAAAGACCACGAACCAGCATCCACTTGTGTATTAGATAGTGATCTTGGAGTTCCCCAAAGGTCTAATCCCCACGTTCCAGCCCCCCATCCATAACCAAAGGTAGAAGAAATAGGACCTATTGTAATGTAAGGATTTGTTGTAATTGTTCCACCTGCAGTAACTCCTGTTCCTGTTTCTGTAACAGGCATAGTAATTGTAAATGTATTTGCAGTAGGTACTGTTTTAACTTCAAATGAGTTAGTTGTAAAATTTGCTGCTGTAAAACTTGTTGTAGGTGAACCTGGTGTCGTTACACTTGAGAAATTAACTAAATCACCAACTAATAAAGCATGAGAATTTTTATTAATAGTTACAGTTGTAGAACTTGTAGTTGACGTATAGGTACAACTTGTTAGGGCTGTTTTAAATGGTGTAATATCATAAAATACTTCCTCAAAAAGAACATATAAAACTTTATTTGTTCCAATAACCACGTAACGTCTACCAGTTAAATCAAAATAAGAATGTATGTCTCTAGCTGCGCCTACTAATATAGATGAATTAATTTGTTCCCAACCACCTATCTTTTCAGGTGATCCATATTGAAAACGTACATTATCTCCATCAATCCAGCGTCCTTCTGCTTGAGATGCTGTGTCATTCTTATCAAAGCCTGGAGGTAAGGGTATTTTTTTTAATGGCATATTTACGCCTATTATAACATTAATTAACTATACCTAAAAGATTGAATTAACAATATTCAATCCAACCAGTTAAAATATATTTATCGTTAGATAAAGGTGGATTGCCTCTGTGTACATGAGTATATCCAGCAGGCCAAATTAATAATTTATCAGCTTCTGGTTTAATTCTTTTTATTTGATATAAAAACTCTGTTTCTCCGCCTTGCTCAATATTGTTTAAGTATAGCATAAAAGCCATTACTCTGTTTCGTGATGGTATATCTGCTTGTTCTACATGCCATTCATGAAAACCCTCTCCAACTTTAGTCTTTTGAATTTTTACATCTATAATGTTGTGTTTTCCTAATTTACTTAAAATACTGTATTTTTTTGAATATTCTAAATAACATTGTTGCCAAAAAATTTTATTAAATTCATGGGCTATGTAAGGGATAGGCATTTCATGATAAAAAGAAGAACCGTATAAATCTAAAGCCGTGTCTTGAACTTCATGGGCGTGTTTTGTGTTATGCAAATATTCGTCTCTTGTTTTTACTAAATTTTTATTTTGCATTTCATTAAAATAAGCAATATACTTATTACATAAATCTGTACTAAAATAATTATTAAATATTCCTATATGATCTGAAGTTATTTCAAAGGTTTTCATAGTATAACTTCCGTTAAATCTTTTTTAGATCCTAAGTTGTTTTTTGTAAAAGTATTAAAAGACAAACTTATTCTAGTTTCATCCACTTTATTTAAAGAAACCGAATGTCTTAAATTGGAAGGAAACAGAATTAAAGAACCCGTTGAAATATCGGGAAAATAAGTTTCACAATTATATTTATTCCATTCTGTATAGGATAATTTTAACATATCAAATTGTGTTTTAGAAAATTGTATTGGAGGATGTCCTTTATTTAAATTAAAATAAAAAACTCCTGATACAAAAGAGTTTGGATGAATGTGTTCGTGATGTTTAGAGTTAATGGGATTTTTGTTTACCCAAGATTGAGTAATGCATATTTCTTGTTCTATCTTTAATAAATTTTTATAATTAACAATAGAATTTAAAATAAAAGAATTTATTTTATCTAAACTTTTATTTTTTAATATATACGTATCACTAGATTTATAACTATTATTATCTCCATTTATTTCATAAATAATAGTATTTAAGTAATTTATTTCGTCCGTTAATGGCTCATCATAGTTAGTAATTATTAATGGGTATGGAAATATTTCTAATAGTTTATAGTTCATTTTTTTAATTTAATTAAAACATAACTTATAAATTCTTTATCTTTATTAGTATACTGTTCTATATTTTTATCAAATATTTTTATAAAATAGTCTAATGCATTTTTATCTACATTTTTAAATCTGTTTAAAAAAGTTTCTTTGTTTTTAATATTAGCTAGTAATACTTCTTTAGTTATATTAATTTTTTCTTTTATCCAAAATCCGCTTCTGTTAAAAAAATCTTCTACTAAGTTATCATCTTTATAAGGAACATATATATCAGTTACTAATAAATAACCATTTATTTTCAAAACCCTATATGCTTCTTTATAAAAGTGATAAGTATATCTATAACAATGTAAAGTTTCTACACTCGTAATTATATCAAAAGTATTATCTTTAAAAGAAAGAGCCGTTGCATCTTCAACTAAATAATTTATATTTTTAAAATTTTTTTTAGCAAATGTTATACTGTCCTCGTGTAAATCTACTGCTGTTATATTATTTAAATTTAAATATTTATTATAAATGTAAGGACCGTGACCTAAGCCACATCCAATGTCTAATAAATTAAAATTTTTATTAAACTCTATTAACTTTAATAAATGAATATATAAATTACATTGAAAAGACCAACATTTATCTTCTTCATCATAGTTAAAAAAATCTTTATTATCTAAAGATAAATATCCGTGATTGTAAAAAGGTTTCCAATTATTATTTTTTATTATTTCAAAATAACTATTGTATTCTTTTAAATTATGTTCTTTAAAATAAAGATTTAATTCATCATTATTCATTTTATTTTAAAATCAGAAGGAAGCCCTACATCAGGTCTGGTATCATATATATTTTCTTGTGCTCCAGATGTATTTATATCATTGTAATGAAGAAATACTTGACCACAATTTTCTCCTTCAAAATCATTTCTCCAATGCTCTAAAAGATTACCCCTATAAACTAGCATGTCTCCTGGTTTTAATTTAATTTCAATTCCAATTGTATTGTCGCTTACGTATTTATTATCAATTTCTTTTCCTTTTGTTTCATCTGGTTCTAAAAATATAGGCCAAGCATCTCCACCTAAATTTAAAGTTGTAGATATTTCACAACTAAATCTGTCTTTGTGACGATGTAGTATATCTCCTTTTTTATAAATCCTTGCGTATGAATAATTTGGAATTAATTTTAATTCTGTATTTTTTTCCATTATCGGAAGAAGTTTTACTAACAAATTTTCCATCACCATATCCGCATAATGAGAATATGTATCTGGAACCTGCGGATCATTCCAATGTCCTAAAAATTCTGTATAAGGAGAAATATATTTAGTTGCAAACAGAGTAGCGACTACTTTTCTTTTTAATAAAAAATACTCATAAATAAAATTAGCCATTTCTTCTGAAATAGCGTTTGGGATTACAATATATTTATTGGTTTTAAAATTCATTTTGTACTCTATTACATCTTTCTAACGGAGTTAAATTAACTTCCAATATATCAATAAAAAATACAATAACAAGTCTTTCTTCTTCTTTTAAAAAAGAATTAGTTACTCCATGTAATTGTTTTGCATCGTAACAAACCATTGAGTTAAAATGATTTGCTATTTTTAATATTTCTTTTTTATCTTCGTATATAGTTGTTCCATTAGTTAAATCTCCAGTTTTATTTAAATAAATAACACCAGCTAGAACAGCGTCCGTATCCTTATGAATATCGTTTACTACTGTGTCTTTATTTATTTTATGAAAAGAAACGTGTGTATTACGCCAAACAACGTTTTCTAAATTATAATCATAATATATAGCCAAAACTTTCTCTATTATAAATTTAAATAATTTATAATTTATTTCATGCAAGGGTTTTGACCTAGTTCCTTTCCAATTTTCGTTTTCTTTTGGTTTAAAATACTCTAAAGTTTTTGAAAAATTTAAAATTTTTTCGGGTTCTTCAAAAAAAGTTTTAATATAAGTTACTGGAAAATTCATTTAAGTGACATTAAAAGATAAACTTAATCTATCTTTTTCTGATAAATTTTGTTCAACAAAATGATTAATCCAAGCATAAAAAATAACTAATAATCCTTGCTTTGGATGTACGTGATAGTTGCTATTAAATAAATTATTTTTATTAATTTTATTATTACTATTCATTGTTACATGTTTATCTATATTCTCAAAAACAATATCTCCACAATTATTTGGAGTGTCTATATAATATGCAGCAGCTAATATGGCTCCTCCATGACAATGAGATTTGTTTAAATCATTTTTTTTATTAATGTTATACCAAAGCCCGTCTAAGGTTAAATCAAAATTATATTGAATAGTATTTTTTACTTTTTCTACGCATGGGGTAACTGTTTCTATAAAATTTTTTACAGCTTTAGTATCATATATGTGGTTACTTTGAAAACCTCCTACATTACTAATAGCTCTTCCATTATTATTTTCTTTTTGAAAGTATGCGTCTTCTCTTAAAGAATCATTTAATTCTTTGCTATAGATATCAAAACAGAATATTGGAGTTATAAAAGCATTTTTTATAATCATTTAAATGATTTACCTAAAGTCCACATCACTAAGGAATATCTAGTTCCCTTTGTAACTGGATGAACTCTATGCCAAAGATGAGATGGAAAAAGCAAAATAGATCCTTTTTCTTTTATTTCATTACAAATTATTTTATTCTCTATTCCAGGTTCTGTATTTCTACAATCAATTTCAAAATCCCCACCTTCATATTCAGAGGGATCAGTCAAAGACACAGTCATAGATATCTTTCTAATTTTTCCACCGTATTCACTTCCTTCTTTATAAGGATCTTCAAAAGCATCTGTATGCCAACCATAGTGTTGGTTTTCTTTATAAATTGTGAATTGTAAAGTTTCACTCCAATCCCAATCAAAATTCCATTTTGAATTTTGATTAGCTATATTTACATAGTTATGTAATTCATTATAGATCCATTGTTCATTTAACCACACAATGTTTGAGTTTCTTTTTTTAAATAATTGAATTTTTAAATCGTCACTTTTTTCTACTTCATTAGGATTAAGGTATCCAGTAACACCTAAAGAATCTTTTTTTGATAAGGCTAATTTAATAATGTCATTACAAAATTTGTCACTTAAAACTTTTTGAAAGTACCAATAACTATTTTTTAATATCATTTTTAATTACATATTTAAATTGAAAATTTAACTGTTTTTTAAATAAATATAACCTATGTTCTTGTATCACTTTAAAAGCATTTATGCAATCAAGATTAATGGTTTTTTTAAATCTATCTTCGATTGTATTTACATCGTATTCCATAGCATCTGTAGTAATTTTTGTTAAGTCTTCTATTTTTTCAATTTTAAAATTATGTTCTAATAAATTCTTTTCAAAAACATCTTTAGACAAATTATTAAAAATATCAGTTATAATAATAACTCCTTCTTTTTTTAAAATATTTTTTAAATTTTGATAATAAATTTTTTTATTATAAAAAAAATGATTTGAACAATTGCTTAATATAATATCAAAAGAATCGTTATTTAAATTAGTTTTTAAAAAATCATCTAAAATATACTTTGTATTTTTAAATTTATTTTTAGCGTAAGTAATAAAATCGTAATTGTAGTCTATACCAATAATATTGCATTTATAATAATTGTTTAATATACTGGTTCCTCTTCCCCAACCACATCCTAAATCTAAAATTTGTTTATTTTTTGTATTAATTGCCTCTAATAAATTTAAATAAGAATTTATTTGACAAGGCCAATCTTCGTATTTTTTTTCTAAAACATTGTTAACTAAAATTCCATGGTTTTGAAATGGAGACCATTTTTGATTTTTTACAAAAAAATAAAAAAACTCACTATCGGATAAATTAATTTTATTAGGATTTATCACTAGATAACCATTTTTTTCTAAATTCTAAATAAGCTTTTGTAAAAATAGTTTTATTAAAATCTACTTTATTATTTCCTCCAGTAGAACTTTCATAATTTTTATAATTTTTAATTAATGGATCATCATAATTTACGCAATGGAATTTTAAATTTTCTCTTTTAACTACATAATACATTGCTAAGGGTGTTCCTCTAGGAATAAAAAATTCTCCTGTTTTTTTAAAAACCATTTGTTGGTTTATTTCATGATAATAATCTGTATCTATAAATCCAGGCAACACTTCAAATAAATCATTAAAATGATAATATAGGGGTTGTTGCATCAAAATATATCCTTTAGAAGTTTTACATCTCCATGGACAATCTGCTTTTAATATAAGTTTAATATTTTTTTGTTGATGTTCTGGCAACCAATTTGTAAATTGTTCTGGACTATGATAATTGAAAGTAAACTCTTTACTTGGAGATTCCCATGTATATTTTCCAGAATCTTCTATCTTTATTTTTAAATCACACCATAATGGTACTATATAAGCATTTTTAAAATAATCTACAAAAGATGGGCATGCTTTTACAGTCCCAACAAAATTATTTCCGTATTGTTCAGGATGTGATTTTAAATTTTTAAACCATTCAGGAGTATAATTAAAAGCTTTTTTTATTGGTATTATTTTTTCTAAACCACCAATTTTACTCCAAAAAATTATATTTGGTTCTTCTTTTTTAAAAATATTAAACATTAACGTTTAATATCTTATTATTATATAATAATCCAGCTATTTCCGTTCCAATATTTTGTATTAGAATCGTTGATCCATCTAATGTTTTGCTCATCCCATTTTACAGCACCTTCTGAAGTATCTGTACAATATGGAATTGGTGGATCATAAATATTGGTCGTATGATTAAAAGTCCAACTAGGACTTGAAGGAATTGGTATAAACTTATCGAGTACATTATCATAAGTCATTCCTATGCCTGCAAAATAGACTCTGTTATTTCTATTATATGAAGTTTGTTTCCAATATGTTTCTGGATAATTACCATTATATTCTTCTTTTATAAATGAATCTTGAATTATGTTATTTTTAACCCATTCTTCTGCTTGAATAGAATAATCTCCGCCATTATTGTTAACATCGGTATTACTAACAACTATAACTCTAATAACTTTATTATCTTCTTTTTTAATTTCAGCAAAATGTGCCATTTTAATTCCAATTACCGTTTAATCTTGCACTATTAACTTGATAAAGTCTCCAAACCCCGTTTGCTGAAAATGCTCTAGAAATAGCTTTTTCTTTTACAACTACAACTCCACTTCCACCACTTCCACCAGTTGTTGTTGGATTTGCTTGTGGTCCATTTGCTCCACCACCCCCTCCACCTGTGTTAGTAGTTCCTGGAGTTCCGCTTGATCCATTACCTGATCCACCTGGTCCTCCGCCTCCTGGTCCTCCTGCTGATGCTGGTCCTGGTCCGTTAACATAAGGTGCCCCACCACCTCCACCCGCATATGTAGTCGGGCTTGGTGCTGCTGTTGGGCTTGCAATTGTAGAAGATGCTCCTGGTCCTCCAGGTCCTCCAGATTGTTGTGATCCAGGATGTTGTGTTTGACCTCCTGCTCCACCACCCCCACCTTGACCATGCCATTGACCATTATCTGCTCCAGCAAAACCTTCTACAGGGGAATAACTACCTGAATTTCCAGTTCCTCCTGCTGATCCACCAGATCCTCCAGGATCACCTGATGATCCAGATGGTCCGCCTCCACCAAATCCTCCACCTGATGCTGCTATTGGAGTTGATGATGCAAAATTAGAAGGATTTCCTGGACTACCATTAGCATTACCAGTTGCTCCTGAACCTCCAGCTCCAATTGTTACTGCTACTGGGGAAGAAGGTACTGGGTGATTAGAAATTGCTCTCATTCCACCTCCACCAGATCCAGAACATCCACCAGAATTGTGTACTGATCCAGCAGATCCTCCTCCTCCTGCTACAACAATTAAATCAACTTCAGTTACTCCAGTAATAGCGGTAAATGTTCCAGGTGCGTTGAAAGTTGTAATTGATTCGGATGTATTAAGTGTACCTTGAGTAGTTGCAGTTACTCCGATAAAACCACCGTTTGTTTCAGGATCGTTTAGTTGTTGAATAGGCACTTAGACCCCCTAACTAATTATTTCGTATGATACTATTAAATCAATAGAAGTGTTTGTTACAGATGAACCTTTCAAACTATAACCTTCAGTTAAATAAATTGTAGAATTTTTATCTAATGCAACTAAAGTAGATCCAGTTGCAATTGCAATTGATGTTAATAAAGATTTATTAACTGATCCATCATTTACTTGTAGATTTATAATTGCTGTACTAGATGCAAGTATATTTGAAGCTTGAATTGATTCTATTTTTAATATTTCTCCAGAACTTGCTGCGTTTACTAACAATGTAGTGTTAGCAGTTGTTATCATTGACGTAACAAGACTTTTTCCTAAAATTGATGTTACGTTTACTATATTTGGGTTTGCCATATTTTTTATCTCCTGTTATATTTTATCCGAAAACTAAGGTTAACGCAATAGACTTACCAGCAGATACTGGTGAATAAGTTGTAAAACTTATTACCCCTGCTGTAGAACCTACCATAGCCGCATCAGTTACACTCGGAAGTGTGTTTGGTAATGTAAATGATACGTTTGAAGCAACCGTTGCTCCTGATTTTAAAGATACATAGTTAGAATTATCTGCATCTCCAAATCTTACTTCGTTTTGATTAGGTAATCTTATTGTTGATAAATCATCTAATATATCATTAGCATTTGTTCCATTTAAATACACTAATTTATGAGATTTATTTGTTGCATCAAATATAACTGATGAACCACCTACTTGATTAAGAGCTACAGTAAAAGCACCTGTTGTAGCATTATCAACAGTATATGTTTTTTCAATGCCTGATGCAATAAATACTGTACAGTTTGCAGTTATAGCTCCTGTAAATTGCAAAACTGCGTTTCTAGCATTTGATATTGTAGCATCAGTCATTACTAATGTTGTATTAGTAGACGTAATTGCTATTGCTTGAAAACCAACAATTGCTTGTTGTACTAAATCTAAATTTGTATTAGTCTTTGTTCCCCATGTACCCGAGTTTTCACCCGTAGCCATAAGTTCTAGTTTAAGATCTGTAGAAAAAGTTGATGCCATAAAAATCCTTTATAAATTATGTATAATACCCAATTTTAGTTTCATTAAGCCGCTATGTCAACCACACTCCAATTATTAGTTACCCCTATATCAACCAC